TGATGGTGACAGTATCGCCCGAAATGGTAGTAGCAATATTAATAACACCAGAAGTATCGCCTGTAATCGTGTTAACAGAGCCCGCCGCTTTAACACTTACCCAACTGCTTCCATCCCAAATAAATAATTTTTCAGTGGAAGTATTAAGAGCGCCTTGTCCAACAAATTCGCCGGCACCAGGAAGGCTGGTAACTAAATCAACGGTACTTTCATTAGCAAGTTTGACGCCAGTAACTGCATCTGTGGCGATGGTGGCGGTTGTAACTGCACCAGACGCCAATGCAACAGTGCCTACTTCCCCACCGCTAAAAGTAATCTTGGAAGCCGCAATAGTGCCACTAGGTAAAAGACCAATGGCATATTGAGTGAAGCCGCTGACTACAATTTTCTTTGTTTCACTTGCCGATACGTCTACCACTGGAAGTAGATCGCCACCCGCTAGATCGACCCCAGAAAGACTATTAAGTTCGGAAATCCTAAGGTCTGCCATCTTAGAAAACTTTGCTAATCAACAGCTTCTTGCAACAGTCTAGCCGTCACATCTTGCTCAAGCAGGATATCATCAGTATTTTCTTGTAGTATCTTATTAATTGGAATGGTCTTTGCCCTTAAACGAATGGGGCCAGTTGTTACAAAATCTATTGCAATTGTTGCATAGTCTTCCGCTGAATAATTTACACCAGCTTGAGTGACAATGCCGTCAATCTCGTACCAAAGTTCATCATCTGCAGCGGTGCCAATTGAATAATCTCCGGCGGTTTTAATGTAAAATTTTGCCGCAAAACCACTGCCAATTTCAGTGCGCAGTGTAAGTTGCATTAAATAATGCACTGTTTCGGCTGGATTGCCATCTATTTCCGTTGGGAGGTATTCCCAAATGGCACGCAAGCTACCACTCCCGGAAATCAGGCTTGATTGACTATTTCTGAATTCTTCTCCCAATGCAGTAGTATCAACAGTTTCTCTATTGGTATTAAGCTCAAAAGACGTGCATTGCGCCAATAAATGCGGCACGCTATTCACAATTTTTACTGATATAGGAATATCGCTAACAATACTGCTTAAGGCAATGGCATTGGCTGTTAAGCCTTCTAAAGCAGCGTCAAAAGTAGAAAATAAACGAATACCGCCAAGCTCATCCACGTGAATGTACCAAGACCCGGCAGATTGCTGCTGGTTATTTCCCCATCCAGCGGATGCCACAAAAGACAAAATACTGCCATCAGTTGAACGAATTTCAATTTGATCTCCACTGTTAAGAAGACCAATGTCAAAATCAAAGCTAAATCGTTTCTTGCTTGTATTAATGTCGGAGGGATTGATAGTGGAATACTTGAGGCCATCAAACGATTGGCGCTTAAGCTCAACCTGTCCAAATCGTCCTAAATAAACGCTCATTAGATTGTCACCGATGTAGGAGCGCCAGTCACCTGGAAATTAATGTCAGCCTTGCTAATTTCACCAACCGAAGCGCCAATTGAAACGCTAGTAATATAAACAGTAAATTTCATGTCTTTATTTACATTGCCATCGCTCAAGCGAAGAGTAAGTTCGGCAGTATCGCTTGCGCTAACACCACTTGTTTTAACGATTTTTCGTAACAATGTGCTTGCATCATTTCTGTTGGCATCGTCGGAATAGTACAGCAAACTTGCGCTTCCGCTAAAGCTTTGAAGGCCAGGAACAAACGTTTTCTGATCATCTCCCAAAGTAGTGCTCTCAAGGGTTTCCATTTCCCCTTGCAATGACCACGAAGCAACTTTGACCAAAGTTGTGCCATCTAACAGCAGACTACCGTCTCGGCCAGTGTAAATTTTTGCCATAATTGTGCCCTCGTCTTAATAGTCTACAAAACTCCAACCAATTGCACCTGTACAGTGCTTCGCCCTGGTTTTACTGAGGTGATTTGCGGAGCCCCTTCATAACGCCATGCATTGCCACCGCTCGCATCAAGGGTGGAGGAAGCACCCGTCCAACCATTCTTCGTGATCGATGGAATAGCAAATGTGCCATAGCTTCCATTCACTTCATCGTAATGATCGATAAATGCTTGAGCCTGTCCGTCAGTAATATTTTCATACGATAATTCCAGTTTCATTCCAGTGCGTTGACTTCCATACAAAACGCGTATTTCCACGCCAGACTGCGACTTGAAATTTTTAATCGGATATTCACCTGCATCAAAAGAGCGGCTAGTTGGAACAAGAGATGGAAAGGCCATTAGCTTTCAATTTCAAAGACGGCAGAATTGGCTACATCCTTAGCGATTAGGCTAACTAATTTATCGTCACATGGGAATTCGGAAGCTGACACCATTACCGTTCCTTCATTGTCCAATGTAAGTTGTTCGATCATATAAACATTTTGAGAAACAGTTGTCGTTACCACTGTAAAAACATGGCCATATAAAGAAGTTTCCTGAACAATCCCGCCACTGACGCTCATCGTGCTTTCCCTCACTTCATCAGAAGATGGGCCATAGCTCAAAATCTTATATTGACCATCCGCAAAATCTGTGGCACTAGTGATAGCACCAATAGCGCTAATGCTTCCATTCTGAGCCGAACTATATGGATTGCTTTCTGTAATCACACGAATGTAATCACCTGGAGCTAAATCCATGCCGTAAGGAGTGGTTTTAAATTGAATGGTATGTGTAATATGGCGTCTTACTGCCATGAAAAATCGAGCAACAAGCTCCGCATGCTGCTGGCTTGTGCAATATTGCAACATATCAAATTGTTCCAATGGATAAGAAGAACTGTTGGCTTCTTTCCATCGAACAACAATATTTTTTTCTGCGCTAAGTTGATTTTCTTTCTCCTCACGGAAACGCATAGCAGCCTGGAAGTCTTTGCGTTGTTCAGCATTTAAATAGGTGAGTTCAAAAGAATCCTCGATAATATTTCCTGCCGTAAATAATTGCTTGATTATTACTGGATTGGTGCTAATTGAGCCATCTGCATTAGCTGGTAAAGCGGGAATTAAAGAAAACTTTCCATCAGTAATAGCAAAATTACATAGCATAAATGGTGCTGTATCAGCAATAAATTGCCTTACGTTAATGCTGCTTCCAATAATGCCATCAAAGAATAATTTATTGTTTCTCAAAAATTTGGAAGTGGTTGCCATTTGCTCCGAATCAATCAATGGAGCATTGTCATATGACATATTTAAAGTGTTGCCAACACCAGCCACCTTGTCCGTAAGCAAATAATAAACAAGATCAGTAAATAAATTGCTTGGTTCAATGACGCCATTGTCATTGGGATGCAAATGCTTCACTGGAATACCATTTTTAAGCCAAAATCTCACTTGATCTAAATTAGAAAAATTCCTCGATGCTTTAAATGCAAGACCAGCAATAGTCATATTGTTATACAACGGGGCTTCATCGTTACGCACAATTTCATTTACATAGACAACGCTGTGCTCAGGATTGCTTCCATTGGATTTTTCTACTAAATTGCCATACAAACTAATATCTGCATATTGACTTTGAAACTCAAAAACACGTCCAGGGTAAACAATGTTTTGCGATATAGCCGAGGTGAGAGCTTCTAGGACCAGTCTTACGCCAACACTGGTTCCTGGCGTCCTGAACGGATTGGAGCCACTGACAGTCTTGGAATCGGTATAAAGATCGCCACGCTGTAAGCTAAACCCTCCATTGACACTTTGAATTTCAACAATTGGATCACTCCAAAAATTTGACCTTCCGAATGATCCGTTTGCGTCTACAACAGTGCTTTTTAAACGAATGGTCATCTGCGATGCCCAATTAATCGTATAAGTTTGAACATAGCCACGACCATAACCATCTGCATTGCCAAATGCCTCATGGTAATAACCCTGGCGACGCCCAGATGAACTGTCTTTAGTGATAACGCCACTCACTCGATATTTACGGCCAATAGTAGAAATCAATGGAGCCGGTGATGGCGGCTGTCTAAACGGATTGGACGAGATGGTATCAAAAGTCGTAATAAACTCTCCAAGCCCTTCCCAATTACTAGAAGCGGAAACAATATTCTCCTGCTCAATCACCCAGCCATAAATTTGTCCAGAAAAGTGAGTATTGGTGCCTGATAACTGAGCTTTGCTTAATGTATAACGCATTGTGTACCAACGACCACCAGTAAGCTCGTGCTTATAGTCAAGCGTCACACGAGTGCCGGCGTTACCAGGGTAATTATCGGCAGATCCAACACCCGCTAAACGAGTGAGTTCCCAGGTGAAAGATCCAGCGCGTCCACCCACTGGCGCATAATCAAATGATGCATTTGTATACCAATCCAACCATTCAACTGCAGAAAGCGTGCGATCTAAGCTTTGGCCATCATTTGGCAGGTAATCAAGAATGCCAACATTTGATGGTTGCGGCGTTTGCGTGGTAATTTGCGTCTGCGCCGGTTTTGTCATAAATTCAGTGTTCGATTTGATATCGCTTTTCTTTACTCTCTGCCCCACTGAATTAACCTTAAATGCACCATAAACATTTGTATAAGTGCCCACTAATTCTTGGCGCACTGCCGTGTTATCCACTCCATGATGAAGGTGCCATATTGTTTCATTATCCTCCATGTTTTGACCAATATCAGCGCCATTAATAGGTACCATTTGGAATTCATATTGACGTTTGTCTGGATGACCGATGCGAATAAAGTTGTATTGCTCTTTGGGTTCATTGCCAATGATGCAAAATTCTTCGCCTAGTGGTTGCCAAGCATATTCGCTGCCAGAATCATCCGTGCCTGCCGGACGAAGATAAATTGTAAAAATAGACGAACGCGTGATAATTGAAGTGATTGTGCCAGTATTTATCGAAATGCGATTTCTTTCTAATTCTTTTAATTTTTCAGGAGTGGGAATGGTTTGAAAATTGCAGAGCCCGCTGAGTCGCTGATAAACATTGCTGCGTAAACCAATTTCAGTGGAATGGCAGGCTCTTGTATTGCGAATGGTGGCCTTTGCCACTTTCATTAAAGGGAAAAACGCAGCACCAGCATTAAATTGATTGGAAGCGGCTTGATCTTCGCTATCGCTTAAATAATCAGCCGTGATCATTTTATTTGAAACCAAGCCAATTCTCCTTGCAGAGGCAAAACTGGTATCAATGCAACGAAGCCTAACAATTTGCGTATTGCCAAGACGCCAAATCGGCAAGAGACGACTTATGACTTGCCAAGTAGTACGTCCAATCATAAAAATTTCGCCCACTTGTAATGCATCATCCGCAGCGTTACGCATTTCCTCGGTGGCATCATTTATATCGTCAACGCTTACTTCTCTATACGATGTTTTGTATAAATCTTCCCTAATTTTTCCGCCATCAATGGTAAAAGTGATAATATCTCCCTTGTTAACTGGACGGATTTCTGTACCATTAGCGTCTGAAACAGTTTGATCATTTAAAGCCGTAATTCCCATGCGACGACTATAGTTTCGACCAGTGCCACTCATCCCTAAAGGACGAACACTGAAATAATTACCACCATCGTCGCCTTCATTTGTAAAGCCAGTATCGTTACGGCTGCCAGCAATTTTGACGCGCTCATAAGTGAGAGTTTCGCCAGGATCATCCCGTTGTCCTTGTAAATGAGGAATAGGAATGACGCGCCAATTTACGCGATAATTTGAGCCGTTTGCAATTGGAGCGTAACAACCAAATTCAGCGTTATTGCTTAAACTATGCGCAGCACAAAAAGCCGGAGATGCTAAAACATCTCCAACTGGACAAGAAAATACATCATTATTATTATCCGGATCTCCCGACGCTAAAGATCCACGAGTGCCATACGTCAAATTAAAGTCTTGAATGCGGTATTCATTGGAGGCCGTAGTATTACGCTTCCAATAGAAAGCAAAAGACTGTTCATAAATGGCATCTAAGACACCATTCCCCACAAAAATGCCAGACAATGCTGGTGGCGGATCAATGCCATCGGGGGTAACGTAATCTGCTACACCTTGCTCACCAACAACAAACAGCATTTTGATGCCTTGCTGCGAGCCATAACTAAACATTCGGCTCCACACAAGCTTTGGCGTGACAAGTAATCCACCAGTTGATCCAGTCCAGCGTCCAAAAATGATGGGAATGGGCTCTCCATAGTTCGCTAATTCAGCCTGGCTATTGAAGCCATAAGTTGGCGCAAAACGTTGGTTGCCAACAATACTGTCAAGAGTGAGAGTTCTTGTATCCTGGCTTTGGAATTGAGGGGCACTTGGCTTTGGAGCGAGAAAATATGCTGCCGCTGTACTAGCTGCTCCTAAAACTAAACTAATAACAATTGGTATCCAAACTGCTTCTGCGGCTTGAATATCTGGAATGTGGTCATACTCGGCAGGGCGTATCCTTGCTTTTTCTTTTGCTAAAAATACAAACTTTCTATATTCTTCTTCAGTGCATCCTGCTATTGCAATAAGCTGTTTTTCATACGGTAACAATGGGGCGCGGTAATATTTGCCAGTGGCATCCATGCCACTTGTTCCGAAAGGCGGTTGATATACAGGACGCCCTTCTGCCATACCACCCCGAAACTCCAGTGCTCTTGCTTTTGTAGCACAACATCTCCATCATACAGCGGAATCTTAACTGGATGTCCCCATTTTTTTAAATCACGCATTATCTCCTTCGTAGACGCTTTGTACCATTCTTGTTTAAATTTAGGCGCTGGTATGTTTAGTTCTTTTAATACTGCATAAACTAAATGGATGCAATCAATCTCATTGTTGCTGCCATCAGCGCCAAGCTTGTATTTTTTGCCAATTAATGAATGAATCACTGCATGCGAACGTTGGCAGTGGCGGGAATATTACCAATCAAACGCTGTGTAAGGCGCCTCTGAGGGGCGTCAGCCCCTACAGCGTCCAAAACTGTATTCAGGGTGAGGGAAAGCTCTGCATCGCGCCAGGCGCCTCCAGAGATCATGCTGACATAACGATGCACTCGATCAAAGCTGCTGGCATTGTCTGGATTTAAAAGCACCACATCCACCTGCGCAAGCCATCGCTTGTTTAGTGCTTCAATAGCCCAGTTTCTGCTTAATGCATTATTAGGGAAAACTAAATCAGCTTCAGTGTTGTCTCCAGTGCGATTAATCGTCACTCCAGAAAAACCAAACGGTAAAAAGCCGTATTGACCGCCTTCATAATCAATGGTTTGATTGATGAAGAAATTCTGGAAACGTTGTCTAACATTTCCTTTCTCGCTAAGAACGAGAAAATTACCAAGGGCAAGTTCCATTAAATACCAATTCTCCTTCGAGTGGAAGCGCTCATTTGCATGCGACGCAACGTGCGTTGTTCACCTTGAGCCGCGCCTTGTTTTGCGGCTTGTGCTAAGCCCACTTGGAATTGATCAGCCGTTACATAGTCAACGGCATTAATTCTTTCCACAGTATATCTAACGTCAATTGGTCCCATCATGGCAGCCATTGCCTCGCCATCATCAGCACTTGTAGATCCAGGAACGACAGAAGGTCCACGAGCGCCTGCTGAATAACGATCCATAGCACTTCGCATTTTGCTTTGAGGAATAATATATTCAGGCTCGCCGCCTTCACCAATGAGACCAAGAGTGGGACCAGTGACCATGCCGCCATCGGCAAATGCTCCAACGCCAAAACTGGGATTTGCGCCGGGAGCAAAGCTGCCTAATTGAGCGCCAGATACACTGCCTGTGTTGCTAAGACCAGGGATGCCGCCTGTATTAAAGGCGTTTGTGGCAACTTTGCCGTCACCATAATTTCCGCCGCCTCCCATGCCAGCAAAAGCCTTGGCAATACCAATAGCAATATAAGTGGCAATCATTTGAGCTGCAGCTTGCAATAATGCATCTCCAATTGCTTTTAAGAACCCACTAAACACCTCTTGAGCAGTGGCAGTGCCTTCAATCATTGCAACAACGCCTTCCGTCATCATCGAGGCGAAGGCGTCTCCAACACCACCAATGGCATTCTGAATGCTACCAAATACGCTTTCTAGTTTCATAGCTTGAGTTTCAAGCTCTGCCATTTGACGGGCGTATTCCTTGGTGGCGCCAGGCTGCTGCAAGGCAGTTTCATAAGTTTGAGCTGCACTGCCATAAAACCCAGCCCCTAAGCCTTGACCTGCCATGTCCACTCGCGCTCGCATTGCCTGCAAACTTGCCTCTCTTTCTGAAAGCTGATTATTTTCAATGCGCGATTGAATTAAGGCACGATATGCCGCAATTTCTTCTTTCTTCGCTTCAAGGACATCCGGGTCAAGATCTGCAAGTTTCTGGCGAACAATAAATTCTGCTTCTTGCGCTGCTGTAAGCCCTTTAATGCCGGCTCTGTAATTTTGAATTTCTTGAGTTGTTTTTTCAATAGCAAATTGCTCTTCTTTAATGCCGTCTGTAATAGGCTTGCTCACTTTTGCTAAAGCTTGGGCATCTCTGCTGACCTTCGCGCTAGTTGCTTTTTGCATGCCCGAAAAATAAACAGACTCTGCCTGTAGCCGCGAACGATCTTTATCTGCCGCAGTCATCCTTGATCGTTCAATTCTTTCCCTGCTAATCTCTCGCTGTTTCAGCAAAATTGCCTCATCCCGTATCAATTGCAGCGAAGACAATTCAATGTCATATTTATATTGCGATATTTTTTGTTCCGCAAGTTGCGTGTCTAAAATTTTCTTGCGCTCTTCATATTGATTTTTTAAAATATCAACGCTTTTGTCTACAAAAGGAGTTGGTTTCGCGCCTCTTTTGGCTGTTGTTTGACCAGCGTCTAATTCTCCGCTAGTTACAACTGCAGCAGGCTTATTAAGCCCCATTTTGGTTGCATTTGCTTCGGCTGTTTTTTCGTATTGTTCAGCCGCTTTGAAGACTGTCTTCTGTACATATAATGCATCGTTGAAAGCTTTTTTTATTTGCCTAGCGCTTGCCTTTCCTGCTGGCAACTGCACTCCTGATGCCTCGGCAAGCATTCTTTCTTGTGATGTGGCCTCGTACACGGTTCCAGTGGTGGCTCGTCCAGTGGCAACAGTTTTCCCTCTGCTTAAGATGCTTTTTTGCAGTTCTTTTATGTTGGCAATGTTAGCTTGAGCGCTTCCTCGCTGCATTGCAATCAAAGCCGTATTACCTTGTATAGCCGCTTGGGCCATGTCTTTCATCGTTTGCCTTGCTTGTTCGCCGGCCTGCTTCATCGCGTCTCCCATAGATAAAGCAGCGCCGGCAATGGCAGTGAACAAGCCAACGGCAAGGCCAATTCCCGAAGAAACCATTAACACCTTGAAAGCATTTCCAAGACCAATTACGCCAATTTGAGCAGTGCTGGCGCTAACCCCCAATGCACGAAAAGCAACTGATAGCGCATTAATGCCAACTGCCTGTCCAGTTGTTCCTTTTATTACAACATTCATAAGCGCCAACGCTGCCATGGTTGCCGTGGCGATCAAGCGAATGCTTCCCAACGCAATGCCAAAAGTTGTAACTACAGCGACAACAGTTGATAAATTAGTGCCTAAAAATGTAATTACTGGATTGAGAACCGAACCAATTACTCTTGCAATATTCATTACAACAGTGGCGGCCTTAGTTACTTCCTCTACAAAAGACTGTAAATCCTTGGCCTGTTTGGCTATAGCTGGATCTTTTGCTGCCATATTTAATCCTTCCAGCCTTGCTTGCAATGCTGCTACGTTTTGCGTTGCAGCTTGAATTTGCGCCGGATCAGCCCCTCCTATTTTTAAATCACTCAAATCTTTCTGAGCGCTTAATAATTGTTTTTGAACTCTTTCTTGCTCTCCCATCGCAATTTGGGCTGACATTGATAGTTGCTTGAGAGCGCCAGACAAAGGCAGCAGAATTGCTTGGGCGGCGGCGTTGGCCAAGGGCGCAAAACTCTCCAAAGTGCGTTGAAAGTCGCCTTGAACGGTATTCAATAAACCTTGCAGAGATTTGCCGGCAGCTTGCGCTCCAGTGCCAAAACGATTCATTAGCTCATCGCTTACCTTCGCAAATACTTCTCTAAATCTTTGCCCAACAAATTCACCATCTTCCATAGCCTTGCTGAATTCCTTGACGGACATGCCAGCGGATTTAGCGAAAAGCGCTAGTGCACCAGGCAGTACATCTCCCAACTGGCCTTTCAATTCTTCGCTCATAATCTGGCCTTTACTGGCCATTTGGCCAAAGGCATAAATCACTCTCTCCGCCTTATCGGGCGTCAACTGAAGGGCTGCAGTGGCAGCACTAATACCAGTAAAGAGTTTTTCAATGGCCCCTGAGTCAAAACCAGTGGGCGCCATTGAAGCGTAAAGTTTTGTAAATCCAGTGCGAGTAGTTGCTAAATTCAAGCCAAATGCGCGTTGAACATTGTCCACGTAAAGCAGTTCTTTTGCAAACGTGCCAGTATCTTGTGTGGCGGTTTGCAGGGCATTATTAAACTGCTGCTGGGCCTTGGCAGCATTAAGAAACTGTCCTGGAAGTGAAGTTAAAAATGCAAGCCCTCTATAGGCAGTGCCATATAGCAACACTTGTTTAGTGGCATTTGCAAATTCAAAACCAATTTCCTTTAAACCGCCAATAAACGGAAGAGAACTGGCCCGGAATTTTGCCATTGACTGTTCTGCAATGGAAATGGAAGTTTTTAATTTCTCCATAGAACTTCCAGCACCAATGAACGTAGCGGGTCCTTGTTTGCCACCATCTGGCCCTTCCGATGGAAAGCCGGTAGGTGGCACGTAACCCCCTCCACCGCCACCACGCCCTCCAGTTGTGACAGCATTAAAGCGTGTTTGGCCCGCAGAAGTTTGCCCAGCCGCCGGAAGTGCAAGTTGTCGCGGGGGGATATTAAAGGGGCTCACTCCCGCAATTTGAACTTGTTGAACCGTAAGGTTTTTATAAAAATCATCGATAACTGCCTGATAACCACGCTTAAAGTCATCCAGTCTTCTCTTGTGAAAATCTTCAATAATATTAAATGCTTCGCGTACTTGCACTTCAATGACTTTGTATGGATCTGGAGGCGCGGCGCGTTTGGCTAATGGCCCAGTCACTTCAGAACCACCAAACGTTGTAGTTCCCACTCCCAGTTGAGCAGGGCCTATTCCAGCTCTTCTATTAATGCGATCTGCGTAAGCGTTAGTAGCCTGCGATGCTTTCTTCGATGCGGAGTCAAAGCCACGCAACGTATCATCTAGAGTGCTATTTAATCCCGCAATTTGAACAAAAGAATTAGATGCATTCCTTAACGTAAAAGATAAATCTTTGAGTGCATCCAGCAGTTCTACACCACCTTCAACTGAAACCTTCCTCAGATCACTGTTAAGTTTTTCAACACTGCTCAACAAGGAAGCGATTTTCAGGCCATAATTTTGCGGATATAAAGTTTTTTCTCCTTCCTTGATAAACGCCTTGCCACTCATGCGAGCGGCATCGCCCATTGCGCTTAAATCGTTTGCAAGTTTTTGCGCTTTATTTTGAATGGCGTCCAACCCAGCTTTAATGTCTGCGTTTTCACGCATCATCATGGTTGAACCATCGTCCAAAACTTTGGCTAAACGTTTGGGATCAACTTGCTTTAATTCTTGGAAAAACAATTTAAAGGCATTTTCAATGCCCATACCTTGCGCAGCTTCTTTGAAGCCAGGAACGCTCATCGTTCCTTTTCCATAGGGCCCTGCAGCGGGACGCATTTGCTGCATTGCACGTGCTGCAGCGCCAATATCTCCCTTGAACTGGTCGGCTAATTTTTGAGCCATGACCTTAGCCGCCGTTCCAACATCTTTGGAAACGCCGGAGCCAATGTCTATTTGGATTTTTGCCGATAAAGCTTTTAATTTATCAGACAGCTTTTCAACTTTATCCGCAGCCACCGAAACGGCGGTATCATTAAGGTCGATTCGATATTTTTTCTGTCCAAGATATTTACTTAAACGACGAAATTCTGCTGCAATAGACCTGTTATCTAGCTTGATACCAATTGGTACTGAATATCCAGCAGCCTCAATTGGCAGGCGGGATAATTGCTGCCTGAAAAATGCCAGGTCAAGACTTACCTTAAGCCTCAGTTCGGCGTCTTGAGCTGCCATCTTAATTTATACGGTTACTTTTCCCTTTATTCTATAATCATTGCTCTTGATTACGTCCAGCAAAGGCTTTTAATTCATCCGCCAACAAAGCAATCACTCTACCGTCCATTCGCCTTGTCTTCATCAAGCGTTGAAGAACAATCAAGCTCTCATCACTTAATCCAGTATCTTTTTTAATTGATTTTGTGTCAAATGGCAAGAAATCTTCTGGCTTAATTTTTGACTTACGTCCCGCCATCATTCCTGACACCATTGTGCCAAGCTTGGCAATGGCAATGCTGTTGACATTGTATTTGGCTATGTCATGCTTGTCCAAATATTTCAACGCACGCTTCACGTCTTCAATGGGTTGCAAACCAAATTGATCTGCATTCCATCGTGGATCATGAAGGTCTGACGATGAAAGACGAAAATAAATTTCGTTCCAATTTGTCAGATTTTTTAATTGTTTCCTGGCAAGACTTTCTTGCCGTTCTGCTATTGAGGAGAATTCCTCTTCGTTGCTTTTTTTGCAGTGGCGGCCTCCTGCACTTCTGCATTTTGCTCAGCAGTAATAAATTCAACTACTTTGGCAATGTATTTACGTGGCAGGGCCTTGGTATCGTCCAGTTCCCAATCAATGAGATCTTGCCAATTACCGTCAACCATACCCTGTCCGCGAGAACGAATGAAAGCAGTGACCATGCGGGCGTTGGTGCTTTCAACAGACGATCCGCTGGTAATCATGCTCAGCGTTTCTTCCGTATAGTCCGCAAGCAGTTCAGCCTCAGTAATAGAGCCACCGCCGCCCTGCAGAAGACCAAAAGCCTCGTCAAGACCAATGCCCTTGGCTGATGCAATACGCTTTGCCAACTGCACGGCACGAATGGTGGATTGACTTTGCAGCTTGCTAATCTCCTCTTGTTCAATTGCTTCAGCGACCAACCAGCCGCCATACTTCTTTAAACGCAAGTCCGGCAACAGTTCAAAATAATCTTCAGCCTTGGTTTGAACTAGGAAGCTGTATTTGCTCATGGTCAAGAATGTTAAGCAATGCGTTGAAAACTTTCACCCTTTCATTGGAAGAGCGAAATTCTTTAGGAATTTCAACCAGCATTGAATGATTTTCGTTCAAAAGTCTAACAGTCTCTTCGCGGCAAGAAATAAGACATAAAATGCCAGCCTCTAACGCTGAGCCTTCTATCGTGTTGTTAATCGCATGAATCGTTTTGTCTTCGCTCCATAAATAATCAATTTTCATCCGGCCAAAGCAGTTTTGATTCTGCGTCGTAAAGCTTTGCTCACTACACTAGCTTGAAATTTTGCTGGCACATATAAATCATCGGTCCATGGTCTCGGTTCAAGATTGGTGCCCAACCCTTCATGCACGTACATTGCATAAGCTCCGCCAGAATCATTCCTGGCGTCCCAATTCCACGATGCAGTGATGTCGTTACCACCTTGCGTAATCTTGAAACTATCCTTGCCGCTGCGATAAAGTTCCCCAAGATCATAAATATTACGCACGGTGCCTGCTGATTCCCCACTTTTCCTTCTCGTAAACCCTGGATAGCTCCATTTGTCATCTTTAAATTGATCTTCAAAGAAGCCATCGTCTAAGTCTTCATTCGCCCAAGTTTCAAATGCTTGGGCAAGCTTTAGCTCTAGCGCTTTGCCATTGATAATTTTTCCACTAACAATAACGCCGCTCATTCTGGATATAAATTGCGAAGAATAGTGTCGGGAATAGTAAAGCGACAACGCTCGTAAGCCACGTCATCCCCAGGAAAATATCGTGGCGCTGAATCGGGAAATCTCCTGATCATTCTGTCCATTGCCAAAGCGAGAGTGTTGGAAGCAGTTGTATATTGCACCATGATCACTTCCCACAACTGACCCACTTTTACAGCCCCGCTCAAAGGAGAAACTGGACGCAATTCAGGAAACTCTCGTATGGTTGTTTCTAGACCAGTTACTTTCCATTCACTTGGCACGGACTGTCTTCCCACTACGTAAATAGCAGGAATGACAGTATTATTTGGCAACGTATAGTCACCAGTCAAATCGGGAGACTCTGTAAGTAATTCAGTGATAGCTTCCCTGAGTTGAGAAATATTCACAATAAAAAAGCCTCTCGTAAAGAGAGGCTAGCAAACTTTCAATGGAAGATGAATCAGCTATTGGGAGCAGTCGGGATGATCGAACCAGTCTCAGAAGCATTCTGATGAATGCCAATGCGACCACGACTAGAAAGATCAAAGGTGACTTCCACAAGGTTGTCAGCCGGATAGCTTTCGTTGTAGTTCATCACGCAAGCAGTAAAAGCCACGCGATCATAATAATAAGTGGTGCCACTCACGCCAAGTTGCTTGTTGATTTCCACGTACACTTCATGGTTCTTGTCGTACCGCGAAGCGCTAATCACTTGGAAAGCTTCGTCAAAGCTATTGGGCAGGAAAGTGGTGCCGTCCACGTCTTTCTGGAAATAAGACGTAACAGAAGCAGTGGCAGCCGAAGTGGTAATCACACTATCAGCAAAGCCGCCGCCACCCAGCAGGTAGAATTCTTGGTTGCCATCGTTAAAGGCAACAGAAGCCGTCGTAGCAGCTTGCAGGGTATAAAGCGTAGGAGCGCCGCTCACGGTGAAGGTGGCGCCGCTCTGAGTGATAACTGGACGGCTGGTGCCGCCGATAGAGCCAACGCGCACAATCACGTCTTGGCTCTTTACCAGTTCAGTGGGATGGTAGAGCATGAGAGGAAGTCCTCAGCGATGAAAGGGAAAGTGATTAAGCGTTGTCCACGCTTCCTTTGCCAATTAGTCTAAAAATTCCCCTAATTGGCGTGCCGAGGAATTGCCAATAATGAATAGCAATTTCCTCGTTAGGCAATAGTTCAAAACGACCCTCTCTTCCATTGATAGTGGCCCTAGCGGAATCACCAGGAGTCACTCCAGACAATGCAAGAGGAGACGTAAGTCTCCCTTCCATGTACACTGCTGTTTGATCAGCCCCAAGGAGATAATCAAACCTAGGATCGCGCTTTTGTCTTAACGATGCGTAATACGTCACGCCTGTTGCAGCCGCCACATAATTACCAGTTTCGCCGTCAAGCACATAGCCTGAAGCCACAGACCATACCAGAGTGGCATTGGCAAGTGGTTCCAGGAAGTTGCTCATATGACAAAGCCAACGGCAGTAGAAGGAAGAGAATTTAAAAGTCGCTTGAACTCTTGACCATACTGAGAAGCATCAAGCCCCTCACCATACACCTTGCCATCAGTGGCACCAATTTGAATGCCCATTTGCGCAAGTTGTACGGCAATAATATGGGCCGCTAAAAACTTAACGGCCCTATCAGTTTGATCCCCAAAAACATCCGCTGATGCATCATATGCCGCTTCCGCAAGGGCTCCATTTACAATCCCCGATGGATGGGGAGAGAATTCAGGAAACCTTTCCAGAAAATTGGCATAAGTGACGGCCATGATTAAGCTTTTCCAACGCGAATGGCTTCAATGCGTTTAGCAATGGCATTTCTCACGCGAATACGGCCTTCAATCTTTTTCCAATCAGCCAAGCGATCAGCATCATGGATGAGTTCAATGGCGCGAATGGCTTGGGTGAGAGGCAGTTCAGAAAGACTTTGAACTGTTTCAGGTAGATCCTCTACCATCACTTGTTCTTTCATCTCCTCAATGGCACCAATGGCCATGAGTTTCTTCACTGCAATATTCTCTTTCGCTTCGCTCCATTTCTCGTCAGGAATTTCCTGGTTAAGTCCTGGAACTAGCTGAATCAAGCCAGTTTTAGTGATAATGCCAAACCCTGCTTCACGCGGGGGATTTTCAAGTTCGGGACGATAAGCAATCAGCATTGTTCAAAAGAAAACAATTGCAAATAGCTTAACGTCCCTTTCTTGATTAACTATCCTCAAGCATTAGCTTGAACGTAAATCACGCTCTTGGGATAGTACAGGGCCACGCCACCAACGCGAGCATGGGCGGGAACAATGAATTCCAGACCGCGCTGCTGAGGGGGGAACAGCTCCAGGGGCTGAGGAATGTGCAGTTGCACTTTCTCGGGATCGCGCTTGTACACAACCATGCGGTTGGTGTTCAGAGCGCTGTTGTCGGCATCCAGTTGGTTGATGGGCTCAACGTTGCGGATGAAGGGGTTGGTACGCAGGAAATACTCCAGCACAGTCACGTCCGAAGAATCGGAGTTACGAGTGGTGCTCACCTTGTTGTAGTCTTCCCACGCCATCAGAATGGTGTCGGGCTGCTCCTTCATCTTGGAGGCATTGATAATGGCAGTCACGCCATAGTTCAGCAGCTCCAGCATTTCCTGGGCAGTCGCGGTGCTAAACCACTTATCAGCAGCAACCACGTCCACGGTGGAGTTGTTGAAGAAACCAGACAGACCCACGGTGCCCTCACCGAAGAAAGCGAGATCTTCCACTTTCTCTTCGTAGGCACGACGCACGGCAGCAGCACGACGCTGCTCCAGGGCGATGTTGGCCATTTGAGCAGCACGCAGCTCCTGCACGGTGTAGCCGAAGCTACCGCCGAAGGAACGGATGTTGATGCTCTTCTCGGTCTGGCTGATGTCGGCACGGGGCAGATCATCAGCAGCGTCAGCGATCAGCTTGAACTCACCAGTGGCATCCATGATGCGGTAGGTGAAGGTCTGAGCGCCAGGACCGGCTTCAGAAGTTACAGGCAGCACAGTCGGATATTTGATATCCGCATACTGCACTTCAAACACTTGGGGGCGGATGAACTCAAGCTGACGCTCAAGAAACAGACCCGCTTCATCCATACGGAATTCAGACATTGGTAGGGCCTCCTATCAAGAATCAGCAGAGAGGGTGAAGCTCGGACCATTCAGCTCCAGCAGGGCAATGCCGCTGCTAGTAGTGGAGGTGAGGAAACGAGCGTTGGCCAGACGGACGGTTTTGCCGGAAGCAAAAGCGTGCGAGAACTGACCAGCTTTGCCGGTGCCGCTTGCCGAATACAGCACGCGAACCACGGACTTGGGGGTGACGGCGCCAGTCACGTAGACGGCCACAGCACCTTGGTTCACAACATTCATGGCTTGCTGGTTCTTCACGCCAGGACGGCTGTTGGAATCCAGTGCGGTTTCGTCCACATAAGTGAGAGCGTTGATGCCCAGCACGGTGTCGGAAGTACCAGAAATAGTGGTGGCGGAGTTGGCAACAGTGCCAGCGTTGTTATAGACCACCACGTTGCCGAAAGCCAGGGCAGCGCCGGTTTCGTTAATCGAGGTGGAGATGGTGTTGTCGCGAATGTCAGACAGACCACCCTCCAGGTAGGCAGTGTGAGTCAGAGCATAAGCCTGCTGCACACCACCAGCGGAGGCAGTGCCCGAGGTGGAGAAAGAAACGGCCATAATTACTTAGCCTCCTTAGAGATGGAGAGGGGCTTCTTCCATGCGTTTTGCAGCGTTTCCATGTAGGAAGACGGTGCGCTCACGGGAGAAGCAATGGAAGCTACGGCTTTACGCAGCTCATCAGTGGTGGCAGAATCATCGCGAGAAGATTCAGCCAGAGTGTCGAACATGGCCTGAACATAGTCGTCAGACTTTTCAGACAGATCGACACTATCGCCACGCACAGCTTTGATGGCATCCACCATCACTTCGCGGGCTTCCTTGCCGCTAAATTCATAAGCGGCATCCAGAACGGGCTTAGCCTTTCCAATCAGAGCGAGACGCTCTTCAACCATGGAATCAAGATTGATTTCCTTGGCGGCGGCCAGTTCACCTTTCAATTCTTCAACGTGCTCGGCCAGAGCATCAGCACGACCCTCAGCGGAATCGCACTTGCCCTGCATTTCCTTAGCCATGGCGTCCATTTCGGACTTCATGGAATCGGCAGCGGCCTGCAGCTCGTCGTATTTTTTCTTCATGTCCTCGTAGGACATTTTGGCGTCTTCACGTTCTTTGGTGATCGCAAGAGCAACGCTCTCACTCACCTCAAACTCGGCGCCATCAAAAACGACTTTTGCAGTCATTAGATGGTCTCCTTTAGTAGAGAATAAAGATGGATCGGCTGCATCTTGACGATCAAGATGGAGCTTCACTTGCGGGCCAGCGCGGCCCCGACGAACAATAGCGATGTGATTGCCGATGATCTCCTTTTGGATGCCATCGTAATTTTCGCCACTTTCTGTAACGCCAGGCGTGGGATCATAATTCACCCTGTAGCCAGCGCTTACCTCACGAGCATCTCCCCGCATAATCCGTTCAATGGCATCTTTGTCAGTGATTGTCATCACTGCCTTGACGAAACCATTGTCATAGACAATCTCAGTGCCGCTAAAGCCCACTTGGTAGTCTTTAGTGTTTTCGGCATCAAGAAGAACAGGGGGATGTTCCGAAGTGATTGCCTTGCCCGCAAACGAAGCAAGACTCTCGGGAGACGCCACTTCCGTTTCTGGACGATACTCTCGCCGCACTGAACCATCAGCATCTGTATAGAGCTGAATACCAGTGCGAGCAATCGATGCCCACGCCCGAAGATAACCTTCTGGCGTCATTTCGTATTTCTCAATTGGCGAGAAATCGTACCGACAAGATGTGGTGCTCATGCTTATACTTTACCAAAAAAATGTTATTACAATAAAAAAGCTTATTCAATTTCGACTAGCCTCATGATGTTCCTGGCAAAGAGCAATGCCGATGTGCTTAAAATGCCACACCAACAGGCACGACTGCTCATTGCCCAGCGCGTCAAAGACGCACGCCTAAATAGCGGTCTCTCACAGAAAGATGTGGCTGAAATTCTCCATATCAGCCAAAGCTCTTATTCACGCATTGAACGCGCCACTGTCCCACCAGACTGCGTGCAAATTCGCACCCTTAGTGGCCTCTATGGAATAAGTGTGTTATGGCTAATGGGCTATCCGTCTTTTATCGCCCATTCCAGGCATTAATCATCATCATCATCGTCCCCGCGAAGTTCGCTGAGCTGGCTTTCGATGCCTTCCATAATATAAGCCTTTGCCATTGCCTCAATTTCAAACGTAAGGAACTTAGTTGGCTCAAAATGAGGGTCGGGCTTTTCGTAAACGCTCATCACATAAATGTGAGTTTCGTCTAAACGGCCATTTTTAAAACATTGCTTTTCAACCAGTTCCCACTGTGAAGTGTTACGGTGCTCGTTGGCCGAAAGAATCGCCAAAGCCTTCAACAAACCAATGCCTTCATCTTCTTCTTCGATGACACGCACGTATTCGCTCATTGGTCTTTTTGACGACTTTCTACCATCTTAATGATGCGATTTGCCCACGCCCTGCCGGCATCGCCTCCCCATAACAGCCAAGCAATATAACCGGCGTCGCCTTCCCCTCCGCTTTTGTTCTTTTCATGGCGAGAAAAGAATGCAGCCATACGTTTAATTGTGGCGAAGCTTACGGCCCCGCCACCAGCTAAATCACTAGCACGAGCCACGCCGCTGCCAATGCCCTGCTTGCCCGCCTCTTGCGTAGTTAGCCCGCCTTTGCCATACTTCTTGCGAAGCTCCAGACCACGACGGGCTGCGCTTCTAACACCAGCAGGAGGGGAGAAGCTTTCTGCGTCACCCCTCAGCGCTTTTTTCCGCAGGAGGCATCCTCCATCTCCTCTTCTTCCATGCCCTCCTCTTCTTCTTCCTCTTCTCCAATGAGAGTCATGAAATAATTATCCCAATATTCATCGCTCTTACCTTGACGGCTCATGCCAGCCTCGGAAAGGGCAATTGCAATGGCCTGCTTCCGATTTTTCACGGGCTTCTTGTCGCTGCCCTTGAGTGTGCCAGCTTTAAACTCGCGCATTACTTTGGCCACCTTGGCCTGTTTTTCTTTTTTTGTCATGGGGACAAATGCTTTTCTTAAGCATACTCAATTAATAAATCCTATCGGCGCCGTTTCAATAGTCATGCCGGGGAAAAATTTATCACGATACAAAACCAGCCCAGTAACAAGACGCTCCGCAATAAAGGCGATAGCTCGTTTGTCATATCCTTCAATGGAAAGAAAATGCTCTTTATGTTCTTCCCAAATAGGGAAAAGCCCATTAAATAAAACAGTGAAAAATCGTTTGTAATGTTGCAATGGCCCACGCGCCATGTTGCAGCCAATGAATAAATTTTGTGCCCACAATTTATCGATTTCTTCGCGAGTAAAGAGCCATTTACCAGTATCAGCAAGTTTGCGAGTGATGGCAGGAGCGTCAAAGTCTGAATGGCCGCCATAAAATTGCTGCTCTAGCGTGCAATTAAAGACAGCCGGCTCGGGCACATAAAGCGTGTCTTCCGCATACCATTCATTCTTTGGTTCTAGCCAGTTACGACGATATTGTGCATTGCCAATGTTCGTTTCTTTGGCATTTAAAAGCATCCAATGCACGCAAGACAACTCTCCCCAGCGTCGATTTAATTGAGAAAGAAAAGCTCCTTCGTCATCAAAAACATAGCCCCGCTCACGCAATATCCTGCGCTCAGCATCGACAATATTCCATGCCCCTCCCATAATTGGGACAATGCGAGACTGCGCCTCATAGCGCACTTTCTCATTTTGAATGCACACTGCGTAAATGGTGCAATCAGACGGTTTCATAAACTTCCCTCGCAGCCCACATCTCGTTGTAATTATTTACGCCTTTAGCGCCAAGCCCCGTAAGATCACCGCCGCCAGCAGGCTTGCTCCAGGCCATGATCGTGCCATCAGGAAGCACAAATGCCCTGTTTTTCTGTTCATGCGTGGGCGTCAGCTCCAAATAATCGCCATAGACAAAATCGGGCTGACTGCCATTACATGCCAATGCCTTGCCAAGAAGTGTGGGGCCAGTGGGGCACAGTGGCGTTATGCCATAGTATTGTTCAACGCAGTTGGCCACAATCATTTCAATGGCGGTTTGTAAAGCTTCATTGTTGGGTTGTGAATACAAAACAGTAGTGGCGCAAGCCCAGCTCGTATAGCTAAATCGTTGAATATCGCGAAAGGCTAAAAATTTAATGCGATCTCCCACGTCCACAGCATTAACAGCCCGAACAGCAATGTCGAAATACCAGCCGCCAAAATGATTGAGGAGACAGAAGCGCCCAAGATCAGCTTTATACGAAAAAGGACGTAGCGAATCGTAAGCCCATAAAACGTGCCCACCATAAACAGAAGCAATGAAATCACGGAGTTGTTCATTGTTGTAAATAGTGTGATTGGCTTTGGGGAAAACTGAATCAATAGTGCTAGTGGCATATTGAAGAAATGGAGAAAGTTTTTCTTCCGGATTGGTAGTTAGAAAAATTTGAGAGATTTCCATGATGATCAGACAATTTTTGCAGGAGTGCCAAAGCCTTTAAATTCTTCCTCTGGCTGTTTTGCTAACACTGCTTCAACTGTTTCCAGCATCTTTTGCGTAATATCTGGCCAAATGAATTGTTCAATGCGCTCCTTGCACCATTGTCCATCAGCCTTAAGTTTGTCACGATCTTCGTAGTACGCCGTAAGCAACTCAGCCAAACTATCTGGAGATGGCTGCCCACGATCTAAGCCATAGTTGCGATCAACTTCCCAACTTTCAATGGCAATCCTTGGCACATCACTAAAGATTTCCTTGCAACTCGTATGGTCTGGCACCAATTGCGCCACACCAACTGCAGCGTGCTCAGTGTTAACAAGTCCCCAGCCCTCGCCAATGCAAGTGTTGATGCCAATATCAGCGGAGTTGTAAACCATGTTTAATTGCTCAACAGTCAAGCAATTGGCAGTCGAGAAATGCGGACTTGTCAAAATAAGTTTGCCAGTGGCATCGTATCCCTCGTCACGCGCTACGCGCTTGAACAGCGGAACCAAGTCCCAGCCCATATCTTTGCTGCCCATATTTAACCACAAACGTGCATCAGGCTTGTCTTTGGCAAATTTAATGAAGCCTTTAATTGTCAAGTCAATGCGCTTGCGTGGCTGATTCCTGTTGCCATTGAAAACAATAAAGGCGTCTTGTGGTACGCCCAAGCTTTCCCGACATTCTTCCTTCTCCAATGGGAAAAATTTGGTGAAATCAGTGCCATGAGGGATGATGCCCACTTCCTTCTTGTAGCCAATCTTGCGAATTTCCTCTGCACCAAACTCCGTGTAAGTGGCAATGCCATCCCAAGCGTCAATAGGAGCAAGTAATTCAGGGAAAATACCATAACTGTCAATGGGAGTGTAAACAAAAAATTTAAAACCAAGCTTTTCCTTGAGTTCCTTTACGGCGTCCCACAACGTAATGGCCACCCACACATCATTGGTCACCCATACAAGGTCAGGCTTAATGCGTTGCACTAAGTCTGCAATTCGATGGGAGCCAAACGGATCGGTGCCATGGAGCATGGCCGGATAAGTGTCGTATTTACGCGCTTCCTCGTGCGGATCGCCGTGGTAATTCACGGCTAATACGCTCACATCATGATGCTCTGCCAATGCAGGAAGCAAGTTTTCGGCCACACGGCCAAACCCAGTTTCCACAAAAGCATCACCACAGTATAAAATTTTTGCCATGACAAAACAAGAATCTTCGACATCATAAGCCGCGTTTATACTATGGGCGCAGCAGGAGAGTCATGCGATTGCAGCCAGAGTCAGTGCATTTTTGCATCAGCACTTGCCAGAAATTTGCAGCCCACACTCTGCCCGTGATTGTTCCGGCCCTGCTGCGTCTTGGCATTTCCAGAGAACATATTTTGATTGTCAACGGTGGCTGGCAAGATTCTCTGACTATTGCCGACTACGAGGGCATTCCCATGCTCTTGACGCCGCAAAATTCCTTTGAATACACGCCCCTCATTGAAATTGTTGAGCATCATATTGAAGCTGACTATTGGTTCCTCCTGCACGACACCTGCATCCCTGGTCCGTCCTTTTACGAGCTAGCACTATCCTTGCCAGTAGACCGGCCTGAGAAGGTGGCGCTTAAGGGAACGCCCTCCATGAGCGTTGGCCTCTATCGCATGGACTATCTTCTGCGCCACAAGGATCGCTTGATGGCCATTAAAAACACCGACTGCTCGCCCGAAACTTTGCAATGGTGGAAGCAATGGGGAGTGCCAAATGAAGACTATATGCTCTGGAAGTTAGACGACGTGCCTACGCACGTTTACCACCCTGATCGCCATGGTCCAGATGAATGGAACTAT